CAAATAAGAAAATACTTAACTCAATTTATGCGTATATTGGGAGGCTTTAGTGTAAAAACGGGCAAGGATAGAGACGGCAACGAGTCATACATCCAAGTGCCTGTACGCTATGGTGATATTAATCGTATGGCAGCACACATTCTCAAGAACCAAAGTGAGAACATGATGAACACCGTTCCGTTTATTAGTTGCTATGTAACTGATTTACAGATCAGTGCTGAACGCCGAAGTAACCCAACTCACGTTAGTAAAGTTCAAGTATACGAAAAGAAATATGATACGGAAGCCGGACAGTATGTCAACGGTGAAGTTGGCAATATGTATACTATCGAACGTTATATGCCTGTTCCATATGACTTGACTGTTCAAGTAGATATATGGACAAGCAATACAGATCAAAAATTGCAATTAATAGAACAACTATTAGTATTGTTTAATCCTAGTATTAACTTAAAATCAAACGACAATCCGTTTGACTGGTCAAACTTAACTTACACAGAATTAGTAAACGTAGTGTGGAGTGTACGTCAAGTTCCGCAAGGCACTGATGATATTATCGATGTAGCGGCATTAAATTTTAATTTACCTATTTTAATTAATCCCCCTGCTAAAGTCAAGCGACAAAATTTAATTCATTCTATATTAAACCAAATTAAAAAAATTAAAGAGGATACGCCGCTGGACTGGGTTCCAGAAGATCCTATTCCCAACAAGCAATGGGTTGTTGTTACTTTTGAAAATTTAAAATTACAAGTACGAATAGAAGGCGATCGAGCTACTATACTAAATCAATCCGGAGGAGCCAATGGCAATGATGGGGAATTGTTAAATTGGGCTACTTTGCTTAGACCATTTGGAGAATTAAATCCAGGGATAAGCAATTTGCGTTTACGTCGAGGTAACGATCCTACCGATCCTAACAATGATATAGTTGCTACTATAACAGAAATTGACACAGATCATCCTAACGTAATTACCATCGACGTTGATCAAGACAGTTTACCTAATGCTAGTTTACCTGCTATTAGTGCTATTATAAATCCTAGTCGAGTTGCACCAGGGAAAAATTTACCAGCGGCAGTCACTGGCCAGCGTTATCTAGTTTTAGAAGATGTTCCTAATAATAATTACTGGGGAGTAACATCTGCTAAAGCAAATGATATTATACAATACAACGGAATTCACTGGATTGTAAGTTTTAATTCGTCTGCTAATAGTGAAGCCATTGTATTAAATACGACTACTAATATTTTATATGAGTGGCGAGCAGAACAATGGATTAGTGTCTTCGAAGGCACGTATCAAAACGGATGGTGGAGATTATATCTTTGAAACAGTTTAGAGGCGTAGGGGCAATTATAGTCAGCGAACATACTGGAAAGGTGATGACGGTATTACGTAGTCCACAAGAAAGCTATCCTAATACATGGACCTTTGCAGGCGGTAAAGTTGAAGCTGATGAGGCTCCTAGTACTGCTTTAATCAGAGAGCTAGCTGAAGAATTGCAGTTAACTAAGATTAAAAAAATAATACCTTTGCATAGATATCAAAGTAGAAGCAAAGATTTTGTATATGATACGTATGTCGTATTAGTATCTAAAGAATTTGTGCCTGAACTTAATTGGGAAAATTCAGGGTACGCATGGACTAGTATAGATAGTTTACCGAGCCCGTTGCATCCTAAAGCGCGGCAAATGATTAGCTCGTCAAGGCTAATCAAAAAATTTAAGAATTTTTATACTTGGATTGATAAAAAGAATGGCAGCAGAAATAATACAATTCCCAAAAAAGACTAAGCTGAAAAGAATTAAATCAGTCGACTTGTATTATTGTTGGGATCGTCGATTAGACAATCCTTTATTAAATAGCCTATTTAAGCCGGAAGTAAATTATGCAGAGCGATGGTATTTACAAACTGTGCATTTGCTTAATATGGAATCAATGGATCATCCGTTGATTAAAACTTTATTGTCAAACGACAACACATTAAATTTATTAATAGAATTAATTGAAAAAGATTTATTGATTCAAAAAAAAGTGGACAGCGAATGTACTTCGGTATCCACTGATTACAATATATCAAGACTTAATAAGTGGCTGATCAAATTTCTAGGTCTACGACAATATTGTCATCGACTTTATAATTCTTAATGCCCAAATGACCTAGCTCGCAGGTAGTAGCAACATCTAGCCATATGTCTACGTCATATTCACTGCACTTTCTAAAAAATTCAATATCTTCTCCCGTATATTGCCCGTTATAGAAACCTAATTGAAACCAGGGTAAAGATACTTTATCAAATACAGATATTTTTATTAAACAAAAACCTAAACCCATGGCTGCAACTTTAATGTGGCTTTCTGTTTGTTCACTAGGATCAACCCAAGAATCCCAGTTATCTATTTCTGTCCATGCTGTAGTAATTAAAGGTTCGACTCTTTTACTGTAAGCGGCGCCTACAATTTCTTCATCAAAATCTAATAAACGTAAAACATGCATAGGATCAAATGTCATATCACTGTCAATAAACATAACATGAGTTGCTTCCCATTCTTGAGCATGTTTAACTAACTCGTGGCGTTGATTTGCAATTAATGTTCCCGGACTAATAAACAACGTTGATGTAACTCCTACTTCTTTTAGATATGCACATAAATTCCATAATGCAAAAGAAGTTGCAGTATGCATCATATCCCTTGCAGGAATGCATACTGCAATTTTGATATCAGAGTATTTTTCGTATGTAAAGTTCATTTAACTTTTTTTAATGCTAATTTTTTAGGGCCCTTGTCGGTATTAGGTTCATAACCTAATTCGATTTCTGCTCGTTCGGTTGCTGACTGAATCGCATTTGCTAGCCTAACACAGGTTTGTGTCGATTTAATATATAGCTCTTCTGGTAATTTGACCATCTTATTCATTGTTTCAAATGATGGTTTGCCTAATGTTAAAATTTCAATGGCAGCTTGCTTACCTAATGTATTAGCCCAATATTCTTTTTCAACAAATTCCCAATTTGTTAGTGCAGATTCTACTTCTTTTCGATCTTCGCCTTCTAAGAATTTTTGCAATTTTTCTTTTTCAGCAATCAAACATTTTGTTTCAAATGTTCTTGTTTCTGTTTCTAAATCGCTGTCTATTTTTCGCAATCTATTAATAGTATCTATCATATATCTAGCGTATGCTGTGCCGGTTTGATTTTGAAAATTATCTCTTTCAAAATCACTAAAAACCGGATATGGACACATATCAAATAAATCCTGTAGTGGATTTGCTGTTGCGTTTGCTTTAACTTTTTTTGTAGTCATAAAAAAATACCTTGATGTTATTCAAGGTATTTATGATATAAACTCTTAGTTTTAATAAGCGTAAGGTGTTGTTCTTCCACCGAATGTAGAACTTAGTGTAATAGCACCAGTTGATTGACCTACTAATCCGCCTAATGTACTGCGTAAACTAATATTCTGTCCTGCTGCCGGTGCAACGTTATTGTACGCTTTACGTACTCTACCCATTACAATTTCTGTTCCTGTTGCTGGTAATAAAGCCATTTAGAATCTCCTCTATGAATTATTTATCGTAAATAATGTTTTCGACTTATAAGAAGGGAGATTAATCTCCCTTCTTGTTACAAATTAATGTAAAGTCTTTTTAACATCCCTACGAAGTTCTTCAATCATAGCTTGTTGCTCTTTAATAGCTTCAACTAGCACGGATACAACTTTGTCATAACGAATAGTTTTGTAACCAGCCAATGCAGATTGTGTTACCAATTCTGGCATAACTGCTTCAACTTCACCTGCTAGTAAACCAATTTGGTTATCATAGCGTGAAACACCCAATTCGTGAGCTAAGTCGTTGGCCTTGTATGTGTAACCACCGATTGCCATAACTTTATCTAACGCACCAGTAATTGGAGCAATATCTTGCTTCAAACGTTCGTCTGAGAAGTAAGCTGTGATCTCACCGCTGGCTGTAATACTACCAGTTACTGTTAAAGCACCTGTTGATAATGCCGCGGAAGTTGATGCACCACGAGCTGTTACTGTTGCCAATGTGTCAGTTTCAGTGTAACCAGTAATATAACCGGCACCGTTTGTTAGTTGGCTTGTGTTAGTTGGAATAGTAATTACACCAGTTGTACTGTTGTAAGCACCAGAACCGGCTGTAAAGCTAACTGCACCGCGAG